ATTGATCAAGTAATTTTTTAGCATCTTCAACTGTTATATCTAGAGTAGAAGCTAACTTTCCTTGACCCATTCCATACATAATCCCTAAGTTTACTGTTTTAGCTTCAGTTCTGGTAATACCCGCCATGTCTGCAACCATCTGATGAAAGTCATCATCTCCTTCGTGATATTTATCCACAACTTTATCAATTAAAGGATGCCTATCTTCTTGACTTAATTCAGAACAATAATGAACCAATAACCTTGGTTCTTGAGAAGAGTAATCGAAACTTCCCCACTTCTGTCCATATTCGGGTTCAAATAATCCTCTAATAATCTTTTTAATCTCTGGATCTCTAGCCGGGATCTGTTGTAAGTTTGGATTAGAGGAAGAAAATCTACCTGTTACAGTTCCTCCGTCCTCTGACCTTAATTGATGAAATTCACAATGAATCCTATCTTTATGGGCATGATTTATGATACTATCTATAAACGTAGTTTGTGCTTTATTTAACTCCCTCACCTTTAATATCTTAGCAGCTATCGGGTGAGGACAAGATTGTAAATAAGATTTAGTAAAGGATGGCTTATTTGTTTTATCAGTTTTTTCGTAAGGTATTTTGTAGTATTCAAATATTTTGGCTATACTGGTGGATACCCAAGGTTCAAGTTCGATTGATGTTTCTTTTTTAATTTCTAGCAGAAGCTTTTGTTCTTTCGATTTAAAATCTTTTTTAGCTAACTCTGCTCTATGGGTATTAACTTTTACACCAGATTCTTTCATGTCTAAAAGAACAGGAAGAAGCTTAGACTCTAGTTCAAAAATAGAATTTACTTGTTGTTTGCCTATTTCAGTTTCAAACTTTCTCCATAGATTTAAAGTTATTCGGGCATCTTGTTCTGCGTAATGACCCACGTATTTAGCTGGTAGTTTCCACAAGTCTTTTTTTGGATCTATACCAAAAGCTTTTGCTGCCGCTCTCAAACCTTTTTCATCTTTAGACATAGCCAAGTAATCTCTACCAAGATTATTTAAACTATAACTAAATCTGTTTTCATCAAGAAGAGGAGCAGCTATCATTGTATCTATAATTTTACCTTGAACCGGGATCTTTGCTCTTCGTAACCATCCTAAGTCGTACAAGGCATTGTGCATAATCTTTGGAATGTGAGGAGTAGCCAACTGTGCTTTGAGCCATTCTTTGACTCTACGACCAGAGATATTTCCCCCACCTTCATGTTGAATAGGATAATAACCAGTAAAATCTCCTGCTGCTATGGCAACACCTACAATGAAACCATCATCACGAACCCAACCAGGTCCTTTTGTTAAAAGATTTGGATCACTAGTTTCTAAGTCTACTGCAATGTAATCACAATTTCTTAAATCTGGAAACTCATCTGGAGCAACCCAATCAACTTCGGGCATTTCCATTTCATTCTTTAATTCATAGTGTAAAGCACTTTTAAAAAGACTATTCTGCATCCAACTCACCACCAAGTCCTGCATACCCACAGATGTCTACCCATGAATCTTCTTTGCTATCATGCACCAATCGTGCCATTTTCATACCAATCATGCACAAGATAACTTCTTTAACTGTTACCTCTCTACCCATAACCACAGACCATATATCTGCAATCCTTTTGTGATTAAGATAAGCATCACCATAATCTTTTGCTCTATCGCCATTAATAAGAGTTTCTGCTCGTTCTAATATTTCTTCTCTTTTCATATATCGTACCTATACTTTGAACCTGTTTCTATAAGGTGTAATTGTTTTTTTGTTCTTGTTATACCAGTATAAAAAATCCTATGTTCATCATCTGGAAATTGAGTTTCTACACAAGGGTAAGCTGACTCTGTTAATAGCATAATGTTGTCATCTTCACCACCTTTCATAGCATGAATTGTTGATAGTTTTATTCTTGGATTTCTTACATCCTCGCCTTTTCTTATCAAGGCTCTATAATAATGTTGATCGTCTTCGGACATATTAACAACCATAACACCTGGTGTTTCTTTTCTTTCCAGTAATCCATGGTTTAAGACTAGTTCATCATAATCCAGACTTGATTCTGGATCTAAAAAATCTAAAGATTTAGAAAATCCTCGTTTTACTACTGCATTAGATCCTTGTTTGGGAACTATTTTATAAAAATCTTTTATGGCTGCTATGGGAACAGAATCACCATTTTGTAATGACTCCCATGTTTCTATGCCATCTATGTAATTTAAATTAATACTTGGTCTACCAAATCTCTCGTACAAATATCCTTCATCTCTCAATCCAGATGCTATGGAGTTAACTATTTTATTTGTCCTAGCCATCACTGTCCATGAACCTTGATCCATGTTCACATCATACCATTGAGCATAATAATCTATGGTTCCTTCTCTGCTTGTCGGAAACCACTCTTTAGAAAATCTTGTGTCTATTCTTCTCACAACTCTATTTGCAAGTTTATGTACTTCCTTCGGAACTCTATAACTTTGTTTTAAAACTTCTATGTCATTACATATTTTCATAAACTGATTTACATCCACACCCATCCATCTATGAATGGCTTGATCATCATCTCCTGCATACCAAACTCTTTGTGCAGATTGTTTTAAAATATTAACTTGTTTCCATTGTAATGGTGTTAAGTCTTGTGCTTCATCTACAATTAAAACATCAAGGTTCGGGGCAGTACCTTGATCTACAAATAACTGTATCATGTCTGTAAAATCAAACTTATCGTTTTGTTTTTTATAACTACGATAAACATGATCTACTCTTACAAGCATAGGCCAACTCATCTTATAATCTCTATTATAATTATATTGATCAGATAAACTTACACAACGTAATTTAGCTCTTCCTATCGTTTCTAAATATTTATTACCTTCTCTAACTGAAACAGGTAACATACCATCTTCCATAGAAGTTGCAGTGTTGTTATCAAAAATCATTCCAACCTCTGCACCAATTTTATTAAAATCGTATGCGTTTAAAACTTGATCTGTATTCATACCTAACCACTGAAAACCGATAGAATGTAAAGTTCTAAACCAGGGCACGTTATCCAACGCAAGTCCTAATTCAGCCACAGTGCGTGATTTAGCTTCTTCTATGGCCTTTTTAGAAAAAGAAACAAATCCTATCTTTTCGGGAGAAACACCATTCTGTAGTTCATTCTTAACTATCTCAATGAGTCTATACGTCTTCCCGCATCCCGGTGGTCCAAGCAGGAGTTTTTCATCCATCTGTTTTTTCTCTTGGTCTTTGCTTTAGCCATTCCTCTACTTCTTCTTGAATCCACCTAATAGTAGAATTCTTTTTTGCATCACCAAAATGAACTGGTTTCGGGAAAGAACCCTCTTCCACCCATTTGTATATTGTTGATCGAGAAACACCAAGCATTTCGGTAATCTCTCCTATTTTTATGTATTTGTTAGAAAGGGACATCTTCCTCAAACTCCTCTTCGTTGTTGATAGGTATCTCTACCTCTGCTGATTTAAATTCGGGAACCCACCAAACTCTTATGTTTGTCCAATTCCCATTCTCATTTTTTACCTTGTACATTCCATTACACACATTTCCATCATTCATATCTTTTAATCTTTGTTGGATTTGTGGACGATTGTACAAAGTAAAACCTCGCTGTTTTAAAAACTCTTGAAGACCCTTCATAGTGAAATAAGTCTTATCATCTTCTGTCCAAGGTTTTCCTACTGCGAGTTCTTCTGCAAACTTTGCTCTGATTCTACTCATGCAAAAAGTTTCCAAAAGTTCTTTAAACTGACCAAAGCCAGTTAATTCTTCTGATACTTCTATCTCTGTGGCATTGTTTAAAAGATCATTTACAATTGGCTGCCAATCTCCTGCCTTCGTCAGAGGTGGCATAAAGTTAATTTGCTCCATACACGCTCTTTGAAATTGTATAGGCATTTGTAATTGTTCTGTTGTTAACTCCAATCTTTTTCCATCTACATCTAAAAAATACAATCTAGGATCAGATAATAAAATCGTTAACCCACCTATCTGCGGAACTGTTTCTGAATTACCAATTCCAAATTGCCTAGTTTTACAAAGAGATTTATTACAATGACTAACCATTGGCTCCTCTTTGCACGTATAAAAATATTCTTTCTTTTCTAACTGTTTTTGAAGCTCAACAATCTCTGTTGCAGGTAATGGTGGCAAACAATATTTCTGATTTAATTCTTCGTGCTTCTCCTTCCAATTATCTGGAAACTTCTGCTTTAAATATAAACCACCATTGAACATAACCTTGTTCCTCGTACCTTCGGGTATGCCCATAGTAAAAAATAACTGTAAACATGGCGGGGCATCTTTAAACTGCTCTCTTTGTGTACCAAAATCTATTTTCTCTAAATCAGCTAAAGAAACTTTTGATGTATCAACCTCATCTAAAAACTCTTCTAAAGTTAAATCATCACCTTTTTTATCTATCGCATATCGAATTGTGTTATTCGCATCAAAATATGGAAGATTAATAAAATTACCTACATCACCTCGTTCAAATAAAATCTCATCTTGTTTCGGGAATATCTCACAACCCGAATAACCTAATGCTGCAGAGATCTCTCCCAAATAATCTCGAACCTCTGCCGCCCTTGTTGCTTCCTTCATAAATAAAAATAAATGTGCTCCACCAGATTTTGATCTGCAAACAACCAATGGTAGCTTTAACTTCTCACACTTTTTCCTAATTTCAACGTGATCTATTGGATAAGTATCAATATCTAAAACACCAAAGTAACAATTGTTATCTTTATTAATCGGAATAGAACCAATGCCTTTTTTACCATCCAAGTGCTCTTGGATAAGTTCTTTGGTCAATGGTTGTTTAACAATAAAACTCTTTGCTTCAGTTTTACCATTTCTTCTTTTATTACCGATTTCAGTTTGTCCATGAGCAAAATCAGAACCTTTGAATGCCAACATGAACCTATCAGTTAAACTCATAATTTCTCCGAAAGTAAATGTTACTTGGTACTAGAGTCGGTTGGTGAATGGTTCCGAATCTACTCATAGTTATAAACCGACCCTAGTATGAAGTAACAGATAGGGGATGCACCAATGGAGTAAAGCACATCCCCTAACAGATTAAAATGGTACTTGTTCAGTTTCGTTGTCAGAGCCATGATCTTCTTCCACGGCTTTAGCTGCACCAGACTTTACAGAGTTACGAAAGCTTATTGCCTCCGAAAACAAGCTTTTATCATCTACTTGTTTTACCATTTCAACACTCCAGTTATACCAACTACCTTTATCGTTGCTTTCTTCTGTAGTCTTTAAAGACCACACTGTTGCAAACAAGGCAGGAGTTTTTAACTGACCTTTCGGATCCTTTATTTTCAACATAGCAATTTGTGTTTTCCAACGTCTAGATACCTTTAGTTGCGTTGATTTCATATCCACAATCACTGGTTGAAACATACCATCCTCACCTAACAACAAACAAAAATGTTGATCAGATTTAACCAACTCATTGCCATTAGGTAATATTTCACTAGCACCCACTCTTTGAGTTTTGGAAATGTCTGGGTTATTTATCTCAACCTCTCCCACAAATCCTCCTCCTTCGGCTCTAGGTACAAACTCAAAATATTTGGTTTGCTGAAAACAAGGAACAACGTGTATTCCTTTTTCTCCTTCCCAATACTGTCCTGTAACAGTGTTGAAAATGTCACCTGCACTTGCGTTCTTAATAAATGCAGGATCATTCTTTTTTACTTGTGGTGATAATGCCTGGATTACCCTCACAAAAGGAATTTGCAGTTCAGATGTATCGTAATCAACACCTTCGCCCGCAGTAGCAAATATATCATCCATAATATTTGCAGGTAAGTTTGCTTGACTAGCCATTATGTTTTTCTCCTTTTTACGTCAGCAGTTCGAGCCACAAAAGCACCGAACAAATCAAGATCTATTGGTAAACCCTTTTCCACTCTCTCCTTTACAAAAGCTTTGAGTGTCATTGAGTGTATGTGTGTTTTGCTTTCGGGATGAAAACCACGTTGCTCTAATTCTCCCATTAGAGAACCTGCAACATTATCCTCTCCTCGGCTAAACGATAGGATAACATCATTCTTAATAATATCATCCAATCCATTTTCACGAAGCCAAGTATATGCCTCTTGTCTTCGATCAGATGGGATACTAGCAGATACAAATGGTTTCAACGTAACAGTTGCACCATCTACATCTAACCTTTCTATTCCCATCTCATCCATTAGCTCTGGAATAGTTTCAATGGATAGTCTTTGCTTTTCCTTTTTCAAAACTTTTAAATGTTCCTCACATTTTGTAATTTTGCTAGAAACATCGTTGAGTTGTTGAACTAAGGAAGATAGGTTTTTTGTTTCTTCAACATTTACGTTATTCAACGTATCTGAATCTACAAACATATTTTCTTCAAAAATATCTGTCTTCATGACAAGTACATCCTCTTCAGGTTTAAGTTTGACAAGTAACAGGATTGTTACTATATATATAACATATAGGAGGACATTTATGAAAGTCAACTACAAATTTAAAACTAAACCATTTAAACATCAAATAGATGCTCTTCGAGCCTGTACTGGTAAAAAGCATTTTGGTTTTTTTATGGAGATGGGAACTGGTAAATCAAAAGTTCTCATTGATGATATTGCCAGACTACATATAGAGAAAGAAATCCATTTTGCTCTTATCATTGCGCCTAAAGGAGTATACAGAAATTGGACAGAAAAAGAAATACCACAACATTTTTGGGAAACTGTACCAGTATACTTATCTAAATGGAGTGCTAATTTAACAAAAGCACTAAAAGAAGAAATACATACAATGATTAATGCTGGATATAACAAAATGAAAATCTTTGTTATGAATGTTGAAGCTTTTTCAAATGCAAGTGGAAAGGGAGTTGAAGCTGCTGAGTGGTTTGCAAAAAAATATGGTATGTCGGGATTGATTGCAGTAGATGAATCTACAACAATTAAAAATCCAAAATCAAAAAGAACTAAGTCTTTATTAAAGATAGCCAAGCATTTTAGATACAAAAGAATTCTTACCGGGTCTCCCATTACACAATCCCCTATGGATCTTTATTCTCAGTGTGAGTTTTTACAAGACAGTGCTTTAGGGCATAGTTCCTTTTATTCCTTTCAAGGCAGATATGCTATTCTCAATCAAAAGCAGATGGGTCCTCGATCCTTTCGACAAGTCATAGGTTATAAGAACCTCGAAGAACTTACCGAGAAACTCGAACCTTTTACCTTTCGGGTTTTAAAAGAAGATTGCTTAGATTTGCCTAAAAAAATTTATACTGTTCGGTATGTAACAATGACTCCAGACCAAGAAAAAATGTATAAGAAAATACAGAAAGAAGCATTACTTATGTTTGATAATGGAGAGATTGTATCTACTCAAGAAATGATTACACAAATGCTTCGGTTGCAACAAATACTTTCGGGGCATTTAAAATCAGATGAGGGTAAAACAATTAGTTTTCCAACATCCCGGTTAGATGCGTTAATAGATATATGCCAAGAAACTTCGGGGAAATTAATTGTTTGGTCTAGGTTTAGATACGACATTATTTCTATTACCAATAAACTAAAAGAATTGTTCGGGGAACAAAGTGCAGCTTCTTTTTTCGGGGATACTTCTGAAAAGGAAAGGCAAAGAGTTATTAATGAATTTGAAAATGCAAGCTCTAAATTAAAATTTTTAGTAGGCAATCCCAATACGGCAGGTAGAGGATTAACTTTGAATCAAGCTAAAACAGTTGTATACTATGCAAATGATTTTGATTTGGATATTCGTTCTCAAAGTGAAGACAGATGCCATAGAATAGGACAAGACAAATCGGTGTTATATATTGATCTACTTTGTGAAGGAACAATAGACGAAAAGATAATTAAATCTTTAAAAGATAAAATTAAAATCGGAGCAAAAGTTTTAGGAGAAGATGAAAGAGAATGGCTAGAGATAAAGCAAATGAAAATGAGATTGACCCAAAAGTAATTGCAGGGATACACGTTCTTATAGATTTTAAGAAAGGTCTTCTTACCTATAAAAAAGCTCGTCAACAATTTAAAGCATTAACTGGTTTAAACCACGATATTGCAGAAAAATTTATTCGGGGAATTGTTAAAGTTAATAACAAGAACAACGTCATACCTTTTCCAGAGAGGAGAAAAAAATGAGTATTTGTATTGATTGTAAAACTCAAATAAATAAAGATTCGGGTCGTTGTGATAAATGTGAGGAAAGAGAAAAACTCATTGCTTCTTGGAGAACAAGAGGAGTTCCTCAAGGTCGGGTCAATGCACAACTATCTTCGGAGGTTGTTGAATGGTTATGTGTTCAAGCAGCCAAGAGCCAAGTTGACATGGCAACCATAATAAGTTCAATCGTGGTTGATGCTTACTACGATGAAATAGAAGGTGTTAATTAGAATAGTTATCTTCGTAAACTTGATTAATAATTCGGGCAAGTTGTCTGTTAATTGGTCTATCCTCGATTTCTGATATGTGTCTTAACTTTTCATGAATATCTTCTGGAAGACTAACAGTTCTCCAAATTTTATTATCTTCTTCATTCTTCATTTTCTGGAGCCTCATACATTTTTGTTTCTTTATTATAAACTAATCTAAGATCAGCAACTACTTCCATTAAATTATGAATAGCAAGCATATCATCTTCTTCTAGGATAAATCGTACTAATTTACCTCTTAAATGGTTTAAATAATCATTTACCAATAAAATCTGTGATTGTTTCATTTTTTTCTCCTTACTCCACATAATTACTTCTTTTTATAACAATCATCAAGAACTATCTTTTTATTTAATGGCATTCCATAGAATCTTTTTCTAATTAACCAAACTTCACATTCTTTCTGGTTATCAAACTCTTTTTCAAAATGAACTGTTGGACATTTCGTTTCTCCATTTTCAATCATACAAACTAAAGCCATAGCTTTCCACATTACTTAATCACTCCTATATGTTTTAAACATTTTATAAATGTTCTTTGTTCTAAATCTTCTTCTTCAAAATATTTTTTATTTATTCTTTTGGAACAAGCACCACCAATTAAATCTATGTGCATAAAATAAACTTTTTCTTTTGGTATAGAAACAAAAGCCATAACATCACAATGAGATAAATTTAATGGTTTCTTTTTACCAGAATGAGATACTGCAAACTGATAAGACGATCTCATTTTTCTGGAACTATCTGCTATTAGAGAACTTGATTTAACCTGCACCCTAAGAAGTTTTCCTCGAATATCAACAATAACATCTGTCTTGTTAAGATTTACAATCTCTGCTCCAAAACCCAATTTAATTAGGCGAACACAACAAATATGCTCACCTAATTTACCTGTTTCAACTTCGTTCATTCTTAATAGCTAAACCAATTTGCATGGCGATTTGTGGAACGATTGCGTTTCCTAATCCTTTAAGTCTGTCCACCCTTTTGGGTATCCCATGAGCCACTCGACCCACGTTGGGTTCAACGAACCAGATGTTTTTGTCTTCCCCAAATCTGGATGATTGCCTAACATCTTTTGCATTTGACCCTGCCATGTTCTTCCTGCGTGATGTTCGTTTGCAGTTGGTGTCGGCCACATCTGATGTGCCACCATGTCTGGTAGAGAATTGGTTGGACTCCTTCCTGCATTCTTCAATGTTTCTGGTTTCCTCGCTCCCTTGTAATCTCTCGCCATTGGTGTCGGCCAAAGATGAACTGGTTCTGGATCTTGTGCGTCCTTCACTGCTGAAATCAAGTTTATCTGATGTTCCTTCTCGATCAAATTCTTTTTGGATCTCGGACCTCTCGAACCATCCCAAGCATTCGGAGTCGGCCAAAGTCGCATGGTTTTCTCGTCCACTTGTTCCCTCAAATTGCTTGGTCTGGATCTTCCCTTTCTGTGACCCTTCTGCATTTTCTTCGTTGCCTCTTCTGATCTTGGTGGAAGATGATCCATTGTATTCGGTGTCGCCCACATTTCTTGCGATAATCCAGAGTCTGTCTCTTCGGTGGGGAGCATTTTTGGCACAAGCAGGAACAACAAACGTCCTTGTGGTGTAGCCTTCACTTTCCAAGTCAGTGAGCACTTTGTCGAGACCCAAGGCAATGTGACCATAAACATTTTCGCAAACGACCCAAGAGGGTCTTTTTTGTGCAATAATTCTAAAGATGCTCGGCCAGATGTGACGGTCATCTTTTTCTGCTTTTCTAAGTCCTGCAACTGAAAACGGTTGGCACGGATATCCTCCAGTGATGATGTCAACTGAGTCTCGAAAGACGTGTGCTGGGAAGGTTTTAAGATCCGTCCAGATAGGAGCCGGAACCAACTCACCCTGTTCCATCTTTGCGACCAAGTTCGCAATGGCGAAAGCTTCGATCTCCACATAAGCGATGACTCTATGTTCAATCCCTGCAAGCTCAAGTCCTCTTTCGATTCCAGCGTATCCAGAACAGAAGCTGATAACGGTTGGTAGTTGTTCGGAATTATCCACATTAATTTTCCTCCTTAGTTTATGGTTAGCCAAAGTCGGAGTTGTTCTCTTTCTTCTAGCTCGTTTAGTATCGTGTAGTTAAAGTACTTGCCAATTGTTGTTAGCAATTTGTTTGCGTTCTTGAGATGAGTATCTGTCGGACGCTTGTTTGTTTTGTAAAGATATCCCTTACCTTCGTTTGCATCTCTGTCGATTATGTAGATGTTGTTTCTTAATTCCTTTTGCATATGCTTTGTCGTTAGTTGTTCGTTCACTAAGTTGCTGACTAGTACGTCAACGAATGTGAAGTCGACATGCGGACTGGAACAAATGGTGTCATAGAGATCCCTTCTTGCGGACTTGCAGAATAATTTTGCTCGATCCAGGAGCTCCTGCATGCGCGCTTGGGTAAGGTTGTTGGTCGGTTCGTAGAAGTGGCAGCCACCTACCCCCTCGTTCTTTACCCT